GCCGCATCCTGTTGCTGCCCAACGTGTTGCCAGCCCCAGCCACCCCCTGGTCGCTGGATGTGGTCAGCGTGACCCCAACCAGCGCCACCGTGGTCAGCTTCACCGATAGCGGCGGTGCTTGGACCGGCACCGTGGGTCATGTGGTTAAGGAGCGCACGTTCAACGCGCAAGTGTTCACATCGTCCAAGGACTGGGGCGAGGGCGTCCTTGACCAGCTCACGGACGATGGCGCGGGCAACATCCTGTTGCGGGTGATCGGCGGCAACATCATCATCGGCACGCTGACCTATTCCACCGGCAACTTTTCCATCACCAAAGCCATCCCGACGCGGGCCTGGTCCACCATTGCGCTGGTGTCTTCGGGTGGCAGTGACGCGCAGCCGCAGGGGCTGAACTTCCTGGCCGTCGGCAATACCACCGGCGCCTGGACCGTGCGCAATGCCAACGGCATCGGCACCAATGCCATGACCGCCACCTTTGCCAGCACGACTGGCAGCGGTGCCACCGTCACCGGCACATTCGCCGCGCTGGTGGGTGACCTTCCCATGCGGTCCGGTTTTCTGGCCGCCCCGGACAGTGTGCGCATCACCCAGGCCGGGGCAGCATTTGCCACCCGCCCAGTCAATACAGTGACTGCCACCCTGGTCGATGCGGAGGGCACCACAGCCGGCACCGTGCTTGCCACCGGCACCGTCAGCCTGACCACCTGGACCACTGGCGCGGCCGCAGCGGCGTTGCAATTGGTCGGTGGACTGCTGATCAGCAGCGCCGGCACAGTGGTCAGCGCCGCCGTGTTTCGCACCGCGCTGGCGCCCGTGCGTCCGGGCAGCTTCAGCGTGGTGGCCACACTGCTGGATGGCACCGCCATCAACGTCACCGCAGACAGCAGTGGCGTGATTGACAGCGCGCGCTGTGTAGGTCGTATTGACTGGCAGACCGGCATTGCAGATGTGCGGTTCGGAGTCAAGCGCACCACACTGGGCGACACCCCGCCACCCAACCGGATCGACATCAGCCATCTGGACATCAGCGGTGCGCCCTACATCGACGCAGAACCCGCTGTGGCAGACACCCTGCGGTACAACGCGGTGGGCTACACCTACATCCCGCTGTCGGCGGAAATTCTGGGGCTTAACCCGGTCCGCCTACCCACCGATGGGCGGGTGCCGATTTTTCGGCCTGGCGATGTGGCAATGGTGCACCACACCTACACATTGACGCTCGATGATCCAGCCCCGCGTGACACCGTGATCGATCTGGAGCATGCGCGCCTGGCCAGTGTGCGTGTGCGTGACAGCGCCAATGTCACGGTGACGGACACGCTGTACGAAGTGGACCTGGACGCCGGCGAGATGATGATTCCCGCTGCCAGCAGCCTGGCTTCCTATGTGCAGCCGCTCACGGTCGAGAGCCGGATCGAGGACTTGGGGCTGATCAGTGACGCGCAGATCACCGGCGAGATCACCATGACCCGCCCGGTAACGCACGACTACCCAAGCGGCAGCATGGTCAGCAGCGCGCTGATCGCAGGCGATCTGCAGGCCCATGCCTATGGAACGTTTGCGCAAGCCGCGTGGACCGGCGAATGGAGTGATAGCCGCATTGGCGCCCCACCCGAGAGCGGCGCGCAATACAACACCGTCACCGCGCCGCTGGCAGTCACCAACCGTGGCGCGGTGACGGAACGCTGGGCCATCATCTTCACCAACACCACCGCGTTTCGCTGTATCGGCGAAAACTCTGGCGAGGTGGGCACCGGCAACACCGGCAGCAGCTTTGCACCCGTCAACCCCGCCACGTCCGCGCCGTACTTCACGATTGACCCTGCTGGTTGGGGTGCTGGCTGGGTGCCCGGCAATCTGCTGCGTTTCAACACCGATGGCTGCAACTTCCCGGTGTGGGTCATTCGCACAATTCTGCAAGGCCCTGCTGGCGCCGATTCTGACCAGTTCGCCATTGCCGTGCGCGGCGATGTGGACGCACCCTAACCTGGACTGAGACACCCATGACCGTCAACGTATTTTTCTATCACAGCGGCATGACCGGCGCGCCCGTCCTGTCCACCACCGCCGGCGCCATGGTCGCTTTGCTCGACGCCTGCCTGGTCAATGGCTTTCGAGCGGGTACGCCCTCTGCAATCACCCGCAGCGGCAGTGAGGCCACCGTGACGGAAACGGCGCATGGGCGCGAGGTTGGGCAGCCCGTATTGATTGGCGGCGCGGGTCAGGCCGAATACAACGGCGCCCATGTGATCACCTGGGTCGACACCGACCATTACAAGTTCGACGTATCGGGCACCCCCGCCACACCGGCCACCGGCAGTTTCACTGCCAAGGTTGCGCCCGCCGGGTGGACCAAGGAATACACCGGCACCAACAAGGCGGTGTACAAACGTCCGGACGTGACCGCCACGGCCATGCGGATGCGGGTGTCCCATCCGTCCGGCTCAGACGTCAGCGTCAAAACCTACGCGTCCATGACGGGGGTGGATACTGGCACCTTGTTGCATAACGGCAATGTCTACGCGGGCACCGACACCAGCGCCCACGGTTGGATCCTGTTTGCCGACGGCAAGCGTGTGATCTTGGCGGGAGGCTTGGAGCAGCCCGCTCGCTTGAGTTATTTCCCGCAGCTCGTGTGGGGGGACCCGGTCAGTTACAAGGCAGGCGACTCCTATCACTGCATGTCCAACGCTGATGCGACCGGCTCGCCTTACGCGGGCTATCGCACCGCATGGCTTGTGACCTGGTTCGGACACCCGCAGATGTGGCTGATGCGCGGTCATACGCAGTTGGGCAGTCCAGTGTCTGGCATTTTCGAATCGCTGGCGCGACACCTGCGGTTGAATGGCGCGTTGAACATGGCTGATAACGGCCTGCTGATGGCACGCACCGAGCTGCACGAAGACAACGGCGCAAACAGTTGTTGGCGTGGTTATTGGCCCGGCGTGTGGCTGCCACTAACCACCTACAGCGACGTGATGACCGGCCCTACCCAGGCCGACAACTGGCAGCGCATTGACAATGTCACCATCGAGGGGCAGTCGCGCAGTGTGGTCATGGTGCGATGTACGGAGTCGGACACCAATTGCTGGGCGGTCGACGTGACCGGTCCGTGGGAGTGAGGCGGGCATGAGCGGGCGCACGACTGCACGCCTGGTGCGCTACACCACCGCGCCAGTCAGTGGTGGCCTCGGTCCGTGCTTGTCGGTGCCGCCTGCGCAGCGCGCGTTACCCGATGGGGTGGTGCCATACGGCTATTTGGGCGATGGCATCATCAGCGGCGTGGTCAAAGTCAACACCACGCCGGTGGCGCGCAAAGTGCGACTGCATGACATGCTGACCGGCCTGGTGGTGCGCGAGACCTGGAGCGATGCGTCTGGCGCCTATCAGTTTGAGCGCCTGGCGATCATGGAGTACTACGTCACAGCGTTCGATCACCTGGTGCAATACAACGCCGTGGTGGCTGACCGCATCGTGCCTGTGCTGCCATGATCCTGCACACCTCGCTGGCGCTGCGCCAGGCGCGCTTGCAAGCCGTGCTTGACGCCCTGTCGGTGGGCGGGTCGCCATCGTTGTGCCTGTACGAAGGAGGCATGCCGAGTACGCCATCGGCCAGCCCGTCCGGCGCACTGCTGGCCAGTCTGCCCTGGTCCGGTAGCGCGGGCACAGTCGGGGTGGACGGTGCCGATGCGCTGCTGACCTTGACGCTGCCTGATCTCGCCTTGGCTGTGGCGGGCGGCACCATCGGATTCGCACGCCTGGTGAATGGTGCCGGGGTCGGTGTGATCGATGCGGATGTATCTATCACGCCCGGCGCAGCAGTGCTGCTGCTGGACACCCTGACGGTATACGCCGGCGGGCAGGTGACTTTGCTGGCGGCCACGCTGCGCGAATAGCACCCGTGACCGACCTAATTTTTCGTCACGCGGGAGATCCACCACGTGGCGATGCAGTGGATCTCGACTTTGCGGCAGACCTGGTTGGCGCCATCCCTGCCACGCAAGTCATTGCGCTGGCGGCCCGCATGGCCGCCCCCCGCATGGCCGCCAGCGCGAACTACGACAACCGGGTATCCCGAGGGGTACGGCGTCAGGTGGTGTTGCCGCACAGCACGGCAACGCCGGTGCGGCACACGCCCCGGTGCGCTTGGGGCACTGCGGCGCACGTGCAACCGGTCTGGCAGATGCGACACAGCCTTGCCGTGCCGCTGCGGATCAGCAGCACGCTTCGCTGGCAGTCGTTGGACCACGTGCGCCGGCAAGCGGTGGCTGTATGGGCGCGCGGCGTAGCCGCGCGCACAAGTGCAGTGGCGCGCTGGCAAGTGATGCAGCCGCGGCGCGTGGTAGCAGTAGCGCCCCATGCCGCAGGTATGCCCCGACGCTGTGCCAGTGTGGCGCGCTGGCAAGTGATGTGGGCACGGCGTTGGGCGGGTGCGTTGCCCTGGCAGTCAGGCGCCCAGATGCGGCCCTTGTGGTCCCTGCCGGCGCAGGCCCAGGGAGTGCGGCAGCGGCTGACAGAGCATCTGCCCTGGCAATCGGGCCGGTCTGCGCCGCCGGGCAAAAGCGTATTGCCACCGAGCCCGCCATTGCCCACACCATGGGTCAACACCACGGCGTTGACTTTTTGTGCGCCACCACACCAATCGGTCGACGGTGGTTGGCCGCTGATTTTCATGCGCGACCCGTGCGAAGGATTGGCACAGGGTCTGACAATTCCCACCCGGAGGGTTTACTTCGTGTCCAACACCGCCAGCTTGGTGGCATTGCCTAGCGGTACGCCGATCAATGCCTATGGCATGGACATCGCGCTCGAATCGGATAGCGTCGCCTGGACCCTGACAGCGCAGATTGACCCGACGCAGTTGGCCTTGGTGGCGCCCGATAGCGATGGGGTCAAGCAAGTGCAGGCGCAGGTGAACGACGCCACCTGGGTGTTCATCATCGAGCGCACCGAACGCAGCCGGGCGTTCGGCCAGGCGAGCTTGCGCATCAGCGGTCTGTCGCAAACCGCAGAACTGTCGCGCCCCTACGCCACGCTGGCTGCGATCGCAGCCAACGGCTCGCCACGCACCATGTCGCAGGCCTCCTTGGGGGTATTGCCGCTGGGGTCTGGCTTCGCGCTGGACTGGAACGCTGCGGACTGGACCTTGCCGGCCGGTGTGTTGTCTGCCCCGCCGGCCGCGCCGCTCGACCACCTGGTGCGCCTGGCCAAGAGCGCGGCTGCACGGGTAGTGCCTAGTCGTGCGGCGCGTGCATTGACTGTGCGAGCGCTGTATCCCCTGGCGCCGTGGGAGTGGGCCGATGCCATGGCGGACTACACCCTGGCCGAAGCGGCCATCCTGAACGAGTCCATCTCGCTGGACCCGCGTCCGTTCGCCAACGCGGTCTACATCATGGGCGACTCGCCGATCGCCGGGGTATCAGCGCTGATTCGGCGCGCTGGCACGGCAGGCGACCAACTGGCAGACATGATCGTCGACACCCTGGCCGTGACCAGCACTTCAGCACTGGCGCTGGGCACTGCCGCCCTGGCCAGCGCAGGCACCAAAGCCCGCGTGTCGCTGGTCTTGCCGGTGTACGAAGAAACGGGCGTGATAGACCCGGGCCAGTTGGTGCAGGTGGGGTCCGGTGGCAGCGCCTGGCGCGGTTTGTCGCGCGGCATCGGCCTGCAAGCGGCTTGGGCCGAAACACTCACCATCAATCAGACCGTCTCGCTGGAGCGGGCGCTATGACGCTGTACAGCGAATTCGCTCGCCTAATCCCTGTGCAAGCGGTGTATGTAGGCACGGTGGCCAGTGTGGCCAGCGGCATTGCCACCATCACAGTGCCGGGTGGCCAGCCCTTGCGCGCTCGCACGGCCGGCCTGTCTGTCACTCCCGGCAACACCGTGCTGGTGCAGGGCGATGCCGTGCTTGCCGTTTTACCCGCCCGAACATCCATCACCATCGACGTGTAACCAGGAGCCTGTGCCATGACAGACCCCCGCCAGCAACCCGCTGCGTTGTTGCAGCCGCCCGCGTCCCCGCCCGACGCCTCACCTGACCAACCGCCGCCGCCACAACAGACCGAACGCCGGCGTGCCAGTGATGCCGAGGCGGTCGACCACCTGGCCACCATTCGCCAGCGGCTCGACCAGGGGGAACTGCGCATGGGCAACATTGAATCGTCGCTACAGGACGCCAAGGCCGCGCTGGCCGAAAACACCGCAGTGACGCAACGGGTCGAGACCAACACCGCCGGCCTGGTCGAGCTGCAAAACGACCTCACCAGCCTGATGCGACTGGTGCGCACTGCAGCGCGGGTCTTGCGGCCGCTCGGCTGGATCGCCGCTGCCATGGCCGCGTTTGCGGGCCTGTGGACCGCCATCAAGACCGGTCTGCACCCTGACATCACGCCAAAGTAAGCCATGGCCGACAACAGCAACAACAAAGCAACCCTGATCGCCAAGATCGGCGCCGGTGCGACCGCCATTGTGGTGCCGCTGGTGCTCATGCTAGAAGGCTCGATAGACCACACCTACCGCGACCCGATCGGCATTCTCACATCGTGCGTTGGACACACCGGGCCTGAGTTGCGCATGGGCCAGACCTTCACGCCGGAGCAATGCGAAGCGCAAGAGATTGCCGACTTGCTGAGTCACGCCAAGGCGCTCGACTGCATTCGCGTGCCCATGACCGATGGGCAAAAAGTCGCTTTTCTGAGCTTCGCCTTCAACGTCGGTACTGGTGCGTTCTGCGGCTCCACGCTGGTCAGGAAAGCCAACGCCGGTGACATGCCTGGTGCGTGTGCCGAGCTATCCCGATGGACCCAAGCAGGCGGTCAAACCCTACCCGGACTGGTCAAACGCCGCGCGATCGAGCGGGCTTACTGCGAGGGACGCACACCATGATCCAAGCCTTCCTGATCCGCATCCTGACACCCATCATGTTGCCAGTCATGGCAGCGCTGATGCTGACCAATGTGGCCACCGCTGGTTGGGCATGGTGGCGCGGGATCGAAATTGAGCACATCCAGGCCAAGCAAGCCAAGGACCACGAAACCGCGCTCAAAGCCGCCATCAAGGACCGCGACGAAGCAATCAAACAGCGATCCGAACTGGCATCCCGAGCAGCAGCCCTGGCCGCCAATTTGGCCGTCATTGAACAAACCCTGGAGGATCAAACCCGTGACCTGCGCGCAAAACTCAAAACTGCTACCACTGGCCGCCTGTGCCTGGGCGCTGATGCTGTCCGCTTGCTCAACACCGGCACCAGTGCCAACACCCCCACCAGTCCTCAAGCCCCGCCCTCCAGAACCGGCCCGGCTACCGATGCCGGCCCAACTCCCTCCAATCCCGACCAGCCGCCCCAGGCTGCCCCAGACGGGCCAGTAGCCACCGACACCGACGTGGCGAACTGGGCAGCAACGGCCCAGCAGATGTACGCCACTTGTGCCGCCCGGCTGTCGACGTGGCAGGCGTGGTGGGATGGGTTGCCGACGGTTCTGAGGTAGACAAATTGAGCCTCTGGCGTGCGAGTTCGAGTGCGCAAGCGCGCTCAAATCACGATGATGTTTTTTTGGAATATGGGTCTGTAGACCCGCATTTTTGCTGGGGCTCGTTTTTTTCGTTTGGAATAAAAAACCGCACGCAAACCCGCGCCGTTGCTGGCTTCAGACATGGCCCTGTCACGCCGGGGGTCGCGGGTTCGAGCCCCGTCCGCTCCGCCAGTACCAATGAAAAAGCCGCCAGTCTTGGCGG